ACTTATTCTATGATGTATTGAATGTTGAATTCAATCTCTGGCCATGGGTCAGAAACATGGCTAAGTATGGGGATTTTTTCTTATTTCTGGACATCGATGAAAAGTATGGTGTCGTAAATGTCATTCCTCTTTCTGTATACGAAACCATCCGTGTCGAAGGACAAGACCCAGGTAATCCATTCTCAGTCAAGTTCAAGATTGAAAATGATTTCTTAGCACTTGGTAAGAAGGAATTTGATAATTACGAAGTCGCACATTTCCGTCTTTTATCTGACACCAATTTCCTCCCATACGGCAAAGCAATGATTGAAGGTGGTCGTCGTATCTGGAAACAATTACAATTGATGGAAGACGCAATGTTAATCCATCGTATTATGCGTGCACCAGACAAGCGTAAGGTACTGGTCGATATCGGTAATATTCCAGCAAATGAAATCGATACACATATGCAACGTATTATCGACCGTATGAAAAAGACACCACTCGTTGACCCAAAGACTGGTGACTACAATCTTCGTTACAATATGATGAACATCACAGAAGATTTCTATCTCCCAGTTCGTGGAAAGGATTCTGGAACTGACATCCAAAATCTCCCAGGTCTCCAATTTAACGCAATCGAAGACATTGAATACCTCCGTAACAAGTTAATGGCAGCATTCAAGGTACCGAAGTCATTCCTTGGGTACGAAGAAGATAACAGTGGTAAGGCATCGTTGGCAGCACAAGACGTTCGTTTCGCTCGTACCATTGAACGTATTCAACGTATTATGGTGTCAGAACTCACCAAGATTGCTATCATTCACTTATACGTCCAAGGTTTCACCGACGAAGACCTTATCGACTTTGAATTAGAAATGACCTCACCATCGGTCATTTACGAACAAGAGAAGTTGAACTTGTGGAAGGAAAAGGTTGGGTTGGCTAAGGATATCGCAGACAGTAAGTTCTTGTCACGTGATTGGATTTACCACAACATTCTTCAAATCGCTGAGGATGATGCAAAGGCCGAACAAGATAAGGTTGTAAAGGATGTTGAATGGGTTGGTAAGGCAGAAGCGGCACAACAACAAGCATCACAACCACAACAACCAGCAGCTGGAGCACCAGAAGCACCCGCTGGAGGTGAAGCACCTGCTGAACCAGCCGCTGATGCTGAAGGTGAACAACAGCTAGATACCGTGGATGCAGTATTAGCATCCCTCGAAGATATCCCAACGGAAGAAGAAAGTGGGGACGAAGCAGAATTAGAAGAAGCAAAAATGGGTCGTCCAAAGGTTGGGATGAAATTTGGTCAGGACAGTCATCCACGTGGTCGTGACCCACTCGGACATAAAGAAAATCTTGGAGCTTTGCGAGTAGGACAATTACGTAAACCATCTAAAAAATCACCACTTTCACTTGAAAATCACGAAGTTTCTAGTCTTATTAAACAATTAAACGCCCATAAAGTAGCACCAGAAACCTCTAGTATATTAAACGAAGAAAACATTTTAGACATCGAAAATTAACGAACTAGAAATTATCATACTATTTAATATATGATAAGGTATTTTTTCACTTATGGCGGATTCTTTTATGAAATCTAGTATTAAGCATAATAAGCTAAGAAACACCGGTATCCTCTTTGAACTGTTAGTACGTCAAATCACTTCTGATGTGATGGAAAACAAGAAAGATGGAGTGGCTGTCAAGTTGATGCGTGAATTCTTTAACTCCAAGAAGGAATTGGGGAAGGAACTTATGTTATACCGCGCATTTTTCAATGTTCAAAATGTATCTGAACAAAAGGCATTCCAGTTGTTAAAGTTGGTAACCGAGCAAAGAAAGAATCTCGACCAACATGCATTAGATACTCAAAAATATCTTTTAATTAAAGAAATTAAAAAGAACTTTGATTTGAAGGAATTCTTTGCAGCACGTATTCCTTCCTATAAAATTTATGCATCTATCTATAAAAACTTTGATGCAGCAATTAACGGAATTAATGACACCACCACAATTGAAGAATTAGCAGGAAGTCAATTCACTATTGTTGAACATTTGTCCGGCAAAGCTCCAAGTAAAGAAATCAAAGAACATAACGAACTCTCCAAGATTGTTCGTAGTCAAGATGACGATATTCGATTCTTATCATATAAGATTCTCATCGAACGTTTCAATGAAAAGTATAAGGGATTAGATGAATCACAAAAGAAGTTGCTTCAAGAGTACATCTATAATATCTCAAACACTTCAAAGTTAAAGAGTTATACCCAGACGGAAAGTCGTAGGTTAGCAAAAGAAATTGTACAATCATCCAAGAAGGTCAAGGACAAGGTTACTCGTATTAAGCTTGGAGAAGTGGTATCCCAACTTCAAAAAGTACAAAATGCTACCGTCATTAAAGAAAATCATATGACAGCTATGTTAATCGCATATGAAATTCTTAAGGAGCTTAAAACATTATGAGTAACGAAGAAAAACTTAGAAGCTATATTCGTAAAGTACTTCAAGAAGAATTAGATGAAATCAGTACCACTGGAAACGTAGCTGGATATAACATTCCTATGGCGTTTCAAGGCAACAATCCTAAGAACAAGGCACGTAAGAAGGGTATCGCAACCCAACTAGGTATGCAATTAACCCCACGTGGTGAAAAGGATTTAGACCGACCAGCAGATAAGATGGAAAATATCGCTGAAGGTAAGATGAGATACCACGAATACAAGAAAGACGAAAGTGCATCACCAACACAGAAGATTGCTAAAGCAATATCAGAAGTCAACCGTACTCTTGAAGAAATGGAACGAGTATTGAGAATGAATACTCGTTTACAAAAGGAATCTGGTATTGCAAGTGAAGCACTTTATCGTCGGACTCAACAAGGATTGTTAAAGTTGGAAGCTCGGTTACTCCATCTCGCCGGCAAAGTCCGTGACATCAGAGGAAAGTAATATGAAGAACCTATTAGTTGAATATAATGTTATCGAATATGGTAAAGACCTTCTCATAGAAGCAGCTGATATCAGTAAGCCATTAACATTGAAGAATGTACTTCTTCAACGTGCTGAAGCAAAGAACCAAAATGGTCGTGTGTATCCAATTGAAATTTTACAACGTGAAGCTGGAATGTACAAAGAAAACTTTGTCGCACAACGTCGCGCTCTTGGAGAACTCGACCACCCAGAAAGTCCAGTTGTTAACTTAAAGAATGTATGCTGCAACGTCACAGAAATTTGGTTCGATAACAAAGACGTTCGTGGTAATATCGAAATATTATCTACCCCATCTGGCAATATTGTTCGTGAACTTATTAAGAATAATATCCGCCTCGGCGTTTCCTCCCGTGGAATGGGGTCAGTTCGTCAAATGGGCGAAAGTACTGTAGAAGTTCAAGATGATTTTAGTCTCATCTGCTTCGATATCGTCAGTAACCCAAGTACTCACGGTGCGTTTATTAATGAAAGTGCTAAGAGTCAAATCGTTACCCCATATTCACGTATTGACTCCTTAGTATACGATTTCCTCAGTGAAGTAAAATGAAACTAGCGAAGGAATTTGTTAAGTTTACCGTTAAAGAATTAGGATTAAAATCATTACCTAAGAGCATTAAGTTCGAAGGTGATGATTATTCTGCACAACATTTAACATTTGGAACTTACAATCCTTCTACCGATGAAATCGTGGTGGTCAAGGGTCAACGTCATCCAATTGATGTTCTTCGTACTTTAGCACACGAATTGGTACATCATAAACAACGTGAAGATGGTCAAGAATTGAACGGTGAAGATGGGTCAAATACTGAAAATGAAGCAAATGCAAAAGCTGGGGAAGTGATGAGAAAGTTCAGAACCGTTCGTCCAGAAATATTTAATGTTGGTCCGTGGGGATTCCATACTAATATGGAAAACAAAATTCAATCTATTTTAAAAGCTGCAAAAACTGGAACACCACAAAAGATTGAAGAAACATACGTAGACCAATACACAGCAAAACTACTGATTACAGTTGCTCACAATTTGTCTCTAAAGAATAGAAAAGAATTTTATAATGAATCCATCGATAAGATGGTAGAATTAGCATATAAACTAGTTACTCGGTAAATCGGAGGTAGTATGTACGTTGAAGTCAAAGGGGATAAGCAGTTAGATTTAGAAAGAGCACTCCAACAGTTTGTCAAGCAAGTAAAGCGAGCAGAATTGATGGAAGATTTGAAGAAGAAAGAGTTTTACTTAAAGAAATCTAAGAGACTCCAAAAGAAGAGTCAAGACGCCCTTCGCCGTAGAAAACGGGAAGAAAGTAAAGCACAAAAGAAGAATAATAACAATAATATATTTTAACTAAAAATTGATGTTTTTAGGAACAGACTAATATATATTTAATAGTACACCTCTATTGGGGTGTGATTTTGTTGTATATAATCTATTTTAATGACTCCAATAGTCATTCAATCCTCATAGGAGAGTACTAGTATGGCTAAAGTAGAAATCACGAACAAACTCCTAAAGGAAGCAATCGCAGATGCAGAAGCAGTTCGTCAAACTGCAATCGAAAACGCAAAGCTTTCATTAGAAGAAACGTTCACACCCCAAATCAAGTCTATGTTATCACGTAGACTTCGTGCAGAAGCAGAAGGGATGGAAGAACCAGAAGAAAAGGAAGTAGAAAAGGCAGAAGCACCAGAAGCTGAAAAGGAAGCACCAGCAGCCGAAAAGACCTCAGTAGAAACAGAAGCTGCTACTGAAGTTGATGCACACGAAGCAGAACCAGAAGGTGGCGAGCTCGCAGCAAGTTCAGACATCGGCGCAGGTGACAACAAGGAACCATCACCAGAAGCATTCGACTCAGCAGATGATGATATGAGTGGTGAAGATGCAGGTGAAAGTGATACCGATTGGTATGACGATTGGTCAGATGCAGACTTTGACCTTGACGAAGTAATCAAGGAACTTGAAGCAGACCTCAAGGAAGTCTCACACGACGAAGACGAAAAGGAAGAAGAAAAGATGGAAGAAGGTTGGTCAGAAGGCATGGACCAAGAAGAAGAAAAGGAAGACGAGAAGGAAGAAGAAAAGGCAGACGAAGCATATCCAGCAGAAGATCCAGAAGCTGGTGTAGAAAAGCCAGAAGTTCCAGCTCAGTCATCAGATATTGGAACAGAAGCTGCAGATACCGCAGCTGACGTAAATACTTTCGTAACCGAACCATCAGATGTAAATAAGATGGAAGGCGAAGAAATGGAAAAGGGTCACGAAGAAGCACCAGAAGGTGAAGAAGAATTGGATTTAGAAGCAATCCTCAAGGAATTAGAAGCCGAAGATGAAATGGAAAAGAAATCATCTGAAAAAATGGCTTCCCTTGAAAAAGAACTTGCAGAATATCGTCAGGCTGTTAAGCTCCTACG